CTTCGATGCCGAATTTGTGCGCCTCTCGGACCATCTGCGCGGCCACGGCCAGCGGTGCGAGGATCAGCGCGGGCTTGCCGCTATCCTCTGAGGCGATGCGCGCGAACTCCAGCTGGCAAAACGATTTGCCTAGTCCGGTGTCGAGAAACAGCGCGGCGCGGCCCTTTGCGAGTGCGAAGTCGACGGCAGTGCGCTGATGCGCTTTTGCCAGCGGGGAGATGGTCGCGCCTTGGATTGCGACCTTTTCCGCCTGCGCTGCGTGTTTGGACGCGATGAACGCGCGGTATTCTGCGAGCCTGTCAGACAGCACATCAGACATTGTGATTTTCCACAATGTCGCGCAGTGCTGCGGCCATGCTGTCGAGTGTGCCGACGTGGCCCCAGTCGATGGCGTCCGGGTCAGCACCGAAATGATCGTCGGATGCATCTTGCAGGCGCGCCAGCAGGGCGTCGATCTCAGCCTTGCGGGCGATGAATGCGTTGACGGCTTTGATGTTCATTGGGTTCATCCTTTGTGTGTGTTGGCTTGCGCCGTGTGATGACTGTTGCATGCCTCAAGGTGCATGACAAGGGGTATTCTCAAGATAGTTATAGATATTCTCAAGATATTCCTTAAGTCATTGAAATCACTCCCAGATAGTAGATAGTCAAGATAGTCTAGACACACTTTTGAAATTGTCCCAGACACAAAAAAAGAGGCCCTTGGGGCCTCCTAAAATTCAGTGTCTAGTCTATCTGTGTATCTGGCTATCTCGAAGCAAAATCAAGGACTTAGGTTACTAGATTGCGACTATCTGCGACTATCTTCACCCTGAATAGGTCCACCGAACGCTTGCCCGGCCACCATTCCGCCCCGTCGTTTCGGCCTTGGACGCTACACCACGTTTCGCCATGTCGTCAAGCGCCGCGTCAATGTCGGCCCGCTTGAACCTCCTCAGGCGGTTGTAGATCACGCCAATGGTTTCGCCGTCGTCGTCAATGATGTTTGCAATGCGGGCTTGCAGCGCCACCTTGGGCGCATCCTTGGCCCTGTCATTCGCCACCACTAGCCGCGCCTTTTCGTCAAGATCGCGCCGCACCAGCGCAAACGCCCACCTGACATGCTCCGCTGTCCGCAGTCCGCCCGGAACGGCCAGTATCAGGCTTACCTTGCTGACCAGCTCATACGCGCCTAGGTAGAGGCTTTCCAATCCCGTGCGGCCCTTGTGCGCCACCGCCTGATCTTCCAGCCAATCCGTCGCGGCATCCAGCATGTCTAGCGCGCGGTCGTCAGTCGGGATGCGCCGCCGGTCCCCGTAGTATTCCACGCGTCCGCTGGCCGCGCTGTCGAACTCGCCTGCATCCGCCAGGGCCGCAATCGTCGCGGCCATTTCATCCGGCATGGGCGTCTTGCGAAAGCCGCGCTTGGAGCGTGGCGCGGTTTCCCTCTCGTTGAATAGCAGGCTGCGCCCGATAAACCCGTTCGTCGCGCTTTGGTAGTCCACAAGATCGTCAAACGTCACCGGCGTTGTGAACCCGATCAGCGACAAGAACGGCTTTTCAAGCCCGTTGTCGAGACTATCCATCGCCCGTGTGATCTGTTCAAGCCGCGCATCCGCCCACGGGCCACCGTCACCCGCGTCAATGCGCTTGTTCACCTGCGCTGCCTCTTTGTCGAGCGCGGCCCGCATCTCCTCTTTGGCGTCACCAGTCAGCAACAGGAACCCGTCAGCCTTGGAATACGCAGCCATGATCTGCCCGATCACGCCATCCAGATAGATCGCCCCGCCGCGCTGCTGTGCATTCTTCACCTTGGCCAAGAAGATGCCGATCTCATCCACCACATAAAGCGCCGCTTGATGCCGGGTCAGATTGCGAATGACCTCCTGTTCCGATTTGAGCGCGCCGTGGGTTGCCGCAGCCATGTTCGCCGCCCGGTGAATGCTGGCCACGCCTTGCTGTATCGCCTCTTTGCCGGTGCGGCTTCCTGCCACGCAAAACGCGAATAGGTTGGTTGTCACGCCATCGCGGTCGTCTGTGTAACGCAGGCCAGCGACGTTTCCCATTGCCACCAGCGCGCCAGCTGCGGCCAAGCGTTTGCGCGGCCTGCGGCTTTGCGCCTCGATCCAGCGCGCCAGATCGCCCACAAAGCCCGGGGGGGCGGTCAGATCGACGCCCTCGATGTCAAACGGCAAGCCGTCAGCGCGGGGTTGGTCCTGCGTTGGGACGTCGTCTTGCCAGTCGATATGCGCCTGATCCGGGGCGAATGTGACGGGCATTTGCCAGCCCGCCGCCTCCGCATGATGAGCCAGCGTTCCCAGCGTAACCGGATTGGCGCTGCGCCCGAATGAGTGCCAGTGCCCGCAGATCTTGCCCGCGTCGTATTTGTCGCCCCGGCTTGACCATTCGTCCCATAGATCCTGCCCGGTGCCGCCGGTGGCGTGATGCACGGCCATGCCGATCCTGATCCAGGTGTCATAGTCGCAGTCCGGGTCAATCGGCGCTAGCATCTCGGCAATGTCGCCATGCGACACGTCAACGGCGCGGCCGTCAAATTCGGCCCTGTGACGTTCCGGCTTGCGCAGCATATCCACCAGCGCGGCAGGGGCGTCGTCCACATCGTCAGGGCCGCCATAGGCCAGCGCGTATTTGCCGCCGCTGGCATGATGACTGCCCGGCCCCACGACAAACCCGGATGTTTTGAAATCCAGCCCGGGCAGGTCTGGCAGATGTTGCACCATTGCAACCGCTGGCGAAGGCGCGCGGAAATACAGGTGCCGCGACCCGCCGCCGCTGCCCGTTTCGACAATCATGCCTGCGCCGGATACCTCAGGCACGGCCTCGGCCAGCTTGGCAAAGCTGTCGATACCGCCGTTACGCGCGTCGACGTCCACCACCAATAGCCCCTGACACAGGACGCCATAGCCCGTGTCAAAGTGCCCGGCCATTTGCATGGCCTCGATTTGCTCATCGTCCCATTCCGGCGTGTGCTGCCAGTTAGACGCGCGCGGGTGTTTGCCCGGCGCCACGCAATGCGGATTGCCGCATTGGCACACCGCGTCATCGCCCGTGCCGGTGAAGCCGTGCAACGGGAACACGCGGTATCCGGCTTCCAGAAATGCGCCGTGCATCATTCGGTTTCCTGTGCTGCCAGATACTCTGACAGCTTCAAAATCACCTCGTATTTGGGGTTCTTACGCCCGTTGCGGATTGCGGAAATGGTGTTTCTGTGCAGGCCGGTAGCCTCCACCACCACGCGCACCGGGTGTTTTTGCAGCCCGTCGCGCAGCTGCTCGATTGTCATCATACTGGCCATAGATGTTGCCTCCATTGCGAATTGCCTGTTGACACTTGCACACCCGGCGGGGCATTGTCAACGCGCCGGTCAGAGAGTAGCGGGACCCGGCCCCGCGCGGCCAATGGCCATAGACACATGATGGAGGCCCGATGACGGGACTTATGAGCACGATTGGAAAGCCGAAGGATCGCGCCGTGATGGTGACGATCTGCGGCGATAGCGGCCTAGGGAAAACCTCGCTTGCGGCGGCATTCCCCAATCCGATCTTTGTGCGAGCGGAAGACGGATTGCAGGCAATCCCATCTACTCAGCGGCCCGATGCGTTCCCTTCGCTTTCGCGCGGCACTGCGACGGCATCGGTCGCGGCGCTGTGGGAACAGCTCGTGGCGCTGCTCAAAGAGGAACACGACTACCAGACTGTCGTCATTGACAGCGTGACCGCGCTGGAACGCCTGTTCATCGCCGCCGTTCTGGAGGGTGACGGGAAGGCAAAGTCGATCAATCAGGCGCTGGGCGGCTACGGTGCAGGCTGGTCGGCTGTGGCCAGCATGCACCAGCGCGTTCGCAAGGCCGCTGGCCTGTTGAATGAGCGCCGGGGAATGCACGTTGTTTTCATCGCCCATGCTGACACCGAGATGATGAAAACGCCGGATGTTGAGGATTACATGCGCTGGACCCTGCGCCTGAACCCGAAACACTGCATCGCGCCCTACGTTGACGATGTGGATGTGGTGGGCTTCCTGCGGCTGGAAATGTTCACGCACGGCGAAGAGGGCGAGCGGAAAAAGGCCATAAGCTCTGGAGACCGGGAATTGGTGGTCCATGCCACCGCCGCGAACGTATCGAAAAACCGTTTCGGCATCACGGAACCGCTGCCGTGCCCGATGGGTGTGAACCCTCTTGCGCCGTATGTTCCGGCGCTGGCCAATATCGACGGTCAGGTGCCGGTGCAAGTGCCGCGCGACGAATTGGACATGGACGCGCTTGTCCGTGAATTTGCAGATGAAGATCAAGAAGGGACAACAGAATGAGCTTTTGGGACTTGAGCGACGGCGGAAACGCCGCCGACACAGGCACGGAATTTGAAATTCCGAGCGGCAATCTGGAACCGATCCCGGACGGTTCCAGCGTCCTGGCCATGATTGACGAGGCCAAATGGGACAGCAAGGACGATGCTGAATTTATCAGCCTGCGCTGGTCCGTCCTGTCCCCGGACGAATACAAGAACCGCAAGGTGTTTCAGAAGCTGTGGGTGACTGACGACGATCCCAGCGCGAAGGACGCCGACAAGGCCGCGAAGAAGCGCGACAAGGCGCGGCGGATGCTGGCCGCGATTGACAGCAACGCGGGCGGCAAGCTGGCCAAGGGCGGTCAGCCCAGTGACAATGACCTGACAGCCTGCCTCTGCAACAAGCCCATGATTATCAAATGTATGATCTGGTCCATGCCGGATCGTGAAAGCCCCGGCAGCGTGATCGAAGGCAACTGGATTGCGGCGGTAGCCCCGAAAGCCAAGGGCATTGACGTGAAGCCCGCGAAGCCTCGCCCGGCGGCAACGGCCACTCCTGCGGCAACGGGCGCTTCCAACGATCTT